CGCGCTCGCGGCGCAGCTCCTCGAGGTCGTAGTCGACGCGGCGGTCGCCGAGCGTCACGGACGAGGTGCCGCCGGCCAAAATCGAGTCGATCGACTCGATGCGGGTGAGCATCTCGGAGGTGGTCATACTCGGCACTTTGCGTGCCGGCGTGTAGCAAAGTAAGGCGAAAACGCTACAGGTCGGTGCGATCCGGTGCGTCAGCGGATCAGGCTGCGCCGGGATCGCAAGAGGCGGTAAATCGTGGTGCGGTGGACGTCCAGCAGCCGCGCCGCCTTGGTCGGCTCGTGCGGCGCGACCTCGTGCGCAAGCTCCGGGGTAATGGGCTTGCGGGAGGGGATATACAGGCGGTCGCCGCCGAACTCCTCGCGGGCCGCCTCGTCGACCAGCGCGGCGACCTTCGGCCCCAGCCGGCGTTCCAGGCACTCGATCAGCGCCGTCCAGCTCACCGGATCAGGGGCCTTCGGATGTGGCGGCCCGGCGCGGCCGGCGGCGTTTCAGTTGACCGAGCGGCGGCCTGGCTATCGCCCGCCGTCAATGCGGAGTTAAGAGCCCACTCCTGCGCCCAGGTCGGCGGGTTGTCCCAGTCGATTTTTCCGATCATCATCGCCAGCGCGCCGTTGTAAACCATCAGGTCGAGCGTTTCGTTGCGGGCGCTGACCTTCTCCCAGCCCTTCTTGCCGCGCACCTCGGCGAGCAGCTCGGTGTACCAGCTGTCCTCAAGCCATTTGGCGAGGTGAATGTACCCAGGCCCAGGCTCTTCACGGTCCAGATTGGCGAATAGCCGGTCCTTGAGTTCGTTGATCGGCAGGAGAAACACCGGCACGTCGCCGCGCCCGCCGGACCCGGAGCGCAGACCATCGCGCCGTTTCGCGGTATCCGGTCTCGTCTCGGTGATTGACTGCACCCTCGGGTCGCCTTTCAGCAAGCGCACCCGCCGCGCCAGCCCACCACGGCGCATCAGCCGATACCAGTCATAGGCCCGCGCTGTCACGCCTTCCAGCCCGCCCGTATCCACACCCACCAGCATCAGCGGCATCCGCCGGCCCGTACCGTCGGCCAGCGGGTAGGTCTTGCCCAGTAGGTCGCGAAGCAGTGACCAGTCCTCGAGGTAGGCCGCTGGCTCAATCTGAAGCGTCTCGCCGGCCCCGTCTTTGCGTGGCGACCTGAACAGGTCAAAACGGTCGATTGGCCACCGCTGCCAGTCCGCGCCAAAACCCTCAACCTGAACGACGAACCGCCGCGCCTGGACATCCACGGCCATCGTCAGGAACCTCACCCCGACCGGCACGACAGCGCGATCAAGCGGCTCGGCCCTGGCCTGCAGATCGACGGCTTGCCTAGACGCGGCCAGGTGGCGCGGCAGATAGGGAATTCCCTGATCCTGCTGGGTCGTCGTCCGCAGAGATTCCTCTGACCCTGTTTCCTGATAGGAGCGCAACGCGCGGATCCAGTTGATCGCCAGCGAGTGCCACGGCTGGAAGGCCGCCGCGCAACCGCGCAGCCAGAAGCTGGCGATCGTGGATGTCGTCGGCTTGCCTTGCAGCTCTCCATCTCGGAACCAGCCGCCTGAGCCCCTGAAGGCCGCCAGGTTCAGCGTTCGCCTGTCCTCCGGCGTGTGGATACCGCCGCAGTGCTGACAGGGCACGTAGGCGGTCTTGGCAGCCTCCACGGGATCTGCCAAATCCTGCCACTGCGGCAGCGGCGGCACCTCGAACAGATCGCCGCAATGCAGACAAGACCAGTACCAGCGCCGCCGATCGCCGCGGTTGTAAAGCTGCAGGATCCCGGCCTCGACCGGCGGCGCCTCATGCGGAGTTGCTGGCCGCCACCGCGGATCGGCCACCGAGTAGCGCGGACTGGATTCGACTAGGGTCATGCCGCCTGACATGTAGGTCGTGGTGCGCTTTTTGGCCAGCGCGAACCCCTCGCCTTCTCCGCCGATGTCCTGCGGCATCGCGTCGTAGTCCGACAGCGCGACATAGCGCAGATCGCGCTGCGCCATCTGCGCCGAGCTCGGCCACAGCAGGGACAGCATCATGCCGTGGCGGTAACGCTTCAGGTGGATGTTGTCGTCGTGACCTCGCGCACTGAGCCAGCGACCGACCGCCGGACTGCCGCGGTGCAGCCGATCGACGCGCCGCTTGGAGTAGTCGGCAGCCAGTTCCTCGGTCGGAAAATAGAAACCGGTATCCCCGGGATCACAGGTCACGATGTAGCCGAGCCAGCAGTCGAGCAGCGACTGAGTTTTCCCGGTACGTGCCGGCCCGCAGAACACGACGGCCTCGTGCTGCCGCGAGGCGAGCAGATCCATCGGCTCGACCATGTACGGCGTCAACTCTGGCGACCACGGGCCGGCATATCCACCAGGAAGGGAAAGGCGCACGTCCTGCTGCGCCGATTCTGAGATTCTGACCCGTCGCGGCGGCCGTAAACCCTCTGCAACATCGCGCAGAACGCTGCCGAAGCTGGCGTACTCAGGCCGATAGGCCATCACGCACCCGGCCGTAGAGCTCGTCACGCGCTGCGTCGGTCACCTTGTGTACCCGCTCGACAGCTTCGCCAGTGATCCCCGCGTCCCGCTCGAGTACGTCGCCCAGGGTGTCCAGGGTGCGAACGACTTGGGACACGAGATCAGCCAGCCCCCGCTCGACCTCGGCAGCAGGGATCAGCTCGGCATCGCGTTCCTGCAACTGGCGGCGGCGAAACTCGGAGTCGAACCAGTCCTTGCGGTCTTTCGGTGAGGCGCGATCTGGGTCGAATCCTTCATCATTGGCCTCCGGCACGGCGTAACGCCAGCGGGCAACGTCGAGGAGATTAAGCACCCACGCCCTACCCCTTGCTCCGCGCTCAATGACTGGGCACCCGCCGCGGATCCACTGCTCAACAGTCGGCAGGGAAATGCCGAACGCTTCGGCAAGCTCGGCCTTGTTGACCTTGATTCTTTCAGGGACCGGCATTGACTGTTGAATTTTCAGCACCGGTCCGAAAACAACAAGTCATGGCAATGTACAAAATAGGTGCGCAACGGGGGCCCAATTACCCGAGAAGGGGACTTGGACGAAGGACCCATCACCGCAATCCCTCGCGGCCGAACTTGGCAGCGATGTCGGCGAACTTGCGCGCGAAGGTCGGTGCGAGTTCACGCTTGGCCAGGCGATCGCCGACGTCATAGAACGGGAAGCGCGGCCGGTACTGTGGGCGCTTCGGCGTGAAGTACAGGACGGGCGTGATGTTCTTGCCGAACAGGTCTGCCGAGTACACGCCGGGCTTGAGCTTGCCGCGCGGCTGGGACAGGGCGAACAGCCGAAAGCCCTGCCGCATCAGTGTGCGTCGACGCTTGGCGTCGAAGCCCGGCCCCATGCCGCCAGTCCGCGACTCGAAGCCACTGGTGCGTTGTGCCCGCAGTTGACTGAGCAGTTGGCGCAGGAAGCCACTTGGCACGTTGCCGTACTGGTCGAGTGGTGCGCCTGCCCCTGGCATGGCGAACCACCCCTGTGGCATGGCACCGACGTACTGCAGGGACTTCTCGAACGCCTTCCAGCCGCGCGGGGTGCCGGTGATCTGCGGGAACAGCCAGCGGATTGGCGGGGTATCGCCGGTCTGGTCCTTGATCCACACGAAGGCCGTCATGCTGTCCTTCGTGGCTGGCTTGAAGAACACGCTGTTACGGGTGCGTGGCGTCGGCCGGTCGAACACGCGGTCGATCTCGCGGCGCTCGGCGTCCTTGATCTTCTTGCCGACCTCGTTGACCGCAGCTCGAGCCGCGTAGGGGATGGCTTTCTTCTCGATGTCCGAAAGAAAGCGGCGGGCGGGTTTGAAATCAGCCTTGATCGTCAGCACTGCACGCTCTCGAGCAGGCGATTGATGGCCTGGTCAGCCCACATCGGGTACGCGCTCCAGCTCGGCCGCCCACGCCCGCTGGTAGGCATTGCGCGCCTGCCACACCAGGCGCGGCAGCGGGAGCTCGGCGTAGCGCAAGGCCAGCAGGATCTCCGCTTTCGCCGAAAGCAGGTCGCGCTGGTAGGCGAGGCTGTACGACGTGGCGGTGGGGTGGCGGCGGATGGTGGTCACGCGGCGTCCCTCGGCAGGTACTCGTCCCGGCGGATCGCCGCCTTCAGGTCGGCGAAGTAGCCGGCCATCTCGTCGCGGCTGCGCTTCGGCTTCGGCAGCGCCTTGTACGGCTGGTGCGCGGCATGGGTAGCCGGCTTGCAGACCGCACGGATCTCGGCGGCGCAGGGCGGCCACTCGCTGTTGTAGTGGTCGAGAAACGCCTTGATCTTGTGCGGATCCACATCCCGCAGCACCTCGGACCATTCCCTAATGGCGGCCTCGCGCATTTCTTCGGTGGGCCACTGGGAGCTCCAGCGGTTCCCGTATCGTGCCTGCAACTTGGCAAACAGCCTCGGCATCCATTTCAGCGTCGAGGCGCTTGTAGTGCTCCCAGGCATCTTGGTTTCTTCCGGCCGATCCATTTCCACCCCCTCGCGCGCGTGCGCGCGTATGAGTGACGGTTCTTGACGGTTCATTACGGTTAGGGTCGCTCTGTGCGACGGGTGTAGTCGCTTTCTGCGACGGGTGTGGTCGCTCTGTGCGACTGGTCGCGCTCTGCGACCCGTCGCGCTCTGCGACTGGTTGTGGAAAACTTCCGACGGCGATTCGGTAGCTGTTGTGGCGTCCGGTTTCCCGGTTAACGGCGAGATAGCCGTGCTCGGTCAGCCAGGCGATCGCCCGCAGGACGGTCGCCCGGTGCAGGCTGGTCCGGCGGCAGATGGTCGGGATCGACGGCCAGCAGATCCCGTTGTCGTTGGCGTTGTCGGCCAGCGAGATCAGGACGAACTTCTGGGTGCTGGGGATGTCGATGGGCCAGCAGGCGGCCATGATCAGTGTGCTCAACCCAACTGCTCCTTCACGTCGTCCACTGATCGCGCCACGAACGCGACGCCACCCTGCTGCCTGACCGTGTTCAGGAAAGCGTGCTGGTCTGGCCGCAGCTTCCCCGAGGGCCGCTTGACCTCGCAGCACAGGATCCGGCCGTCTTTCAGCTGCCCGATCAGGTCCGGCGCCCCGCGCCAGGAAAACCGCAGCCACTGGGACTTGCCGCCGTCCGCGAAGGCGATCTGGCCGGCACCGGAGTTCAGGCGCTCGACCCAGGCGACCCGCGGGTGGAGCTCGAGGGCGCGCTTTACCGCCCGCAGCACTACGGCCTCGGGCGGTTCGGGCTGCGTGAGGCGTAGACGGCCTCCACCGCCTTTCGCACGGCCTTGACGCTGGCGTAGTGGTCCCGCCGCCCGATCGCTGCCAGGATCGCTTGCCTGCGGCTCCGGGACGGCTGGGCAAGGATCAGCCGCACCGCGCAGCAGGTCCGGGTGAGATCGAAGATCGGCTTGCGTCCAGCGCACCACGGGCAGTCAGTCGAGCTCGGGTCGTGGGACACGTCGGGTATCGCCCGCCGCGGCGAGCATCTCGAAGTACGCCGCATTCCTCCGCTGCCGTGCGGACCCGGTCTTGGCCGCCTGGCGCCACGGCGAGTTCTGGCTATTGCGCTTGTTGAGCTCCGTCCACTCGGCCGGGGTCAATTTCTGGGACGGGTGTTTCGGCTTGGTCGGCATCAGGCCGTCGCCTCCCAGCGCAGTTTTCCCTGCAGCGGATGCTTATCCACGCGCGGCCTCGACGGACACGACCAGGACCGACCGCGCACCTCGCCCACCATTCGCCATCCCGCTGCACGCAGGGTCGCGCCGGGCTCTTCGGCCAGCGTGTAGGTGATGAGCTTGCGATAGCCCAGCGCCTTGGCAGCACGCCACGCAGCGCCGTACAGCATCGAGCAGGCGTTCTTGGCGCCATCAGTCGCCACCCGGGTGACTTCCAGCGTCCAGCCATCATCCAAATGGCGCGCGACGGGCCTGCCGATGATCGCGACACCTCGCACGCCCGCCTCGTCTGCCACACCGATGCAGAACTTGGCGCCGACGACCGGCCGGTGATGGCGGTGATGCTGCTCAACGAAGGCGTTAGCCTCGTCCAGCGGCATCGGGACGATCTCCATCAGCGCAGCCCTCGCAGCGCCAGCCGTTCGCGCCACTGCGCGCACTCGAGGCACAGCGAGAAACCGTGCTTCAGCCGTTGTGGTTCGATCTCCTGGCCGCACTCCTCGCAGCGAGAGCTCGTCGGGTGGTGACCGAGCACCTGCCGCGCGAGTGACGCCGCGCGCTCGAGGGCGGCGGCCAGGTGCTGCTCCTCCTGGAGCTGGGCGCGGTCGGCCTCGTCCATCAGCCGATCCACCAGAAGATGAGAAAGCCGACCCAGACGAGGGTCAGCAGGTCAGCGCCGAGCGCGAGGGTCCAGTCGAGCCAAGTGCGTTCCTTGCAGGTTGCCAGCGCCGTCGTGCAGAACATGTGCAGCTCCAAAAAGAACCCGCCGGGGTGGGCCGGCGGGTAAGCCTCTCAACCAGGGAGG